TCATCCCTTCTCACTATTATTATGGATATCTTATGGACCTAGAAACACTTAAAATAAAAAGCAAAAAAGACCTGATAATTTCTAATGAAGAAAAGATGGATCAGGAATCATTCCACAATCAAAAAATCAAACAAGAATGGTTAGACCTAAAGGCAGACTTTGAACTTCTGCTTATAAAGGCAAAGACTGACCACCAACAAATGTATCGCCAGAAATGGGAATATTATGGTGGTAAGGCAGACGCAAAAGTGTATGCTGCAAAACCGTTTGACATCAAGGTTATGAAAACAGACCTTGCTATGTACATTCAGTCAGACGATGACATTCTCCGAATACAAAACAAAATGGGATATTACGAAACATGCGTTGATTATATCAAGGGTGTGATTAAGTCTATTGATAATCGTGGTTGGGATATTAAAAATTCTATAACGTGGAAGCAGTTTGAAGCGGGTATGGTATGAGTAAATTAAAAGACTTGGAGTGGTTCTGCCCTCAACCATTTATAAATACGCTAATGAATCATGATCTTAAACCTAAACCTTGTTGTGTAGTAAAGTCGTTCAATCAGCGCGAGCGTGGCTCTATTATGGAATTTCATAATTCAGATTTTATGAAGGATTTTCGAAAAGAATTTCTAAATGGTGGTGGTCCAATCTCTGATAGATTATGCCTTGTCTGTAAGGAACAGGAGAAACATTCTCCCACAGAAAGTCATCGACTAACGTATCTAGATAAGTTTGATGAAGAACATGGAATGTATAGAGAACACTTAGAGGCTCTTGAGGATTACATTGATACAGACCAAAGCGATTCTATGTATTTGACATTTGAATATAACGCTCCTAATAATTTTTGTAATTTGAAATGCAACATGTGTTCACCCCGTCAATCTTCAACATATGCTAAAGAGAATAAAGCTATAGGTGTGGAAAACCCAAGCTGGGTGCGGTATTCGCATGGGGAAACTTGGATAAATATTCAAGACGATATGTCGAAATATGAACCTATTCTTAAAAATCTTATAGAGTTAAAACTAGTTGGGGGAGAGACACTTGCTCTACCACAAAACTATGAGATGATGGATAAAGCGATAGAGATGGGCGTGTCTAAACAGATGAGACTTGTTATAACTACTAATGCTACGCTGACTCCAAAGATGGGTAAACATGGAGATGTGTTTGATTATGTTCCTTATTTTAAAGATTGTCAAATGAATGTATCTATAGAATGTTGGGGCGAGAAGAACAATTATATTAGATTTCCATCTAAGTGGGAAAAGATTATGGAGAATGTTGAAAGATTTTCCAAGATGCCCAGAACTAATATAATGTTTGCAACTTGTGTGAGTTCTTTAACGATAGGATATCTCCACGAAGTAGCTGAAGGCGTTGATGCCCTGATAGAAAAACAACCAGATATATTTAACGATTTTGCAACTGGCAGTTTGGTTATTGGAGAACCTAATTTATACACGGTAACAGCAATACCACTCGATATTAGAGAATTGTATTTAGAAAAAATATATAAACATGCTACTGAACGACACATTAAAACATTTATGAAACTGGCGAACTACTTAGAAGACATGCCCTTTGTCGAAAACCTACATAATAGGATGATGATTGATGTAGCAAAACGTGATAAATTTCGGGGAACGGTTTTGACAGATGTTTTTCCAGAGTGGGAACCATACTATGAAAAACTTTAAACAATCTGACTCTTTGTGGTCACAAGAAACTATCCACGACATATATAAGCAATAGTAATGCATATATCAAAGAAGAACGAAGTTTATCTAGTTCTAGATGATATGACAGATTCTACTCGACAAGAGCTAACTTCATTTTTTGAGTTTGAGGTTCCCGGCGCAAAGTTTATGCCCATGTATCGTAATCGTATGTGGGATGGTAAAATACGATTATTCTCTCCTGCTTCGGGAGAAATATACGTTGGATTGCTTGAATATATAAAATCATTTTGCCAGAAAAATGCAATTGACTATATAATAGAAGAAGGAGTAGAAAATGAGCGGAATATTGTACGCGATGTGGTTAAAAACTTCATCAGAAGCCTTAAACCCAAATCTCAGGGCAAATCACTTAAAGTGCGTGATTACCAAATTGATGCAGTACACCATTGTATTGCCAGAAATCGCGCTCTTATCGTTAGTCCTACTGCTTCGGGCAAATCACTAGTAATATATTCTATAGTTCGCTACTACCATATGATGGGATTAAAAACCCTTATACTGGTTCCTACCACCTCATTGGTGGAACAGATGTATAAAGATTTTGAAGACTACGGTTGGAGTTCTGGCACATACTGCCAGCGGGTATATCAGGGTCATGATCGAAAAGTAACTAAGGATGTTGTAATATCCACTTGGCAATCTCTTTTTAGAATGCCAAAGAAATATTTCGAACAATTTGGTTGTGTTATTGGTGATGAGGCGCATATGTTTAAAGCAAAATCTTTAACAGGCATCATGACCAAGTTACACCAGTGTAAGTACAGATTCGGTCTTACAGGCACTCTAGACGGCACCCAGACGCACCAACTTGTTTTAGAGGGACTATTTGGTCCAGTTGAAAAAGTAGTGTCTACAAAGGCGTTAATTGAGAATAAATCACTAGCAGACTTGAAAATCAAATGTGTTATTTTAAAGCATCCTAATATAAGAGAAAGGATGGATTATTCAGAAGAGCTACAATATATTGCAGGAAATGCTGAACGCAATACGTTCATTAAAAACCTGTTAGTACATAGTAATGGGAACACTCTTTGTTTGTTCCAGTTGGTAGAAAAGCACGGAAAAATACTTTATAAAGAGGTTAAAGAAAATACTAATAGAAAGGTTTATTTTGTCTACGGTGGAACACCTACAGACGTAAGAGAAGAGATTAGAGGTTTGGTAGAAGATGATACAGATGCAATCATTATTGCGAGTTACGGTACATTTAGCACTGGTATTAACATTCGTAATATTCACAACATCGTGTTCTCATCTCCTTCGAAGAGTAAAATTCGAGTCTTGCAATCTATCGGAAGAGGTTTGCGGCAAGGTAATAATAAGGATTCCGTTTTAATTTTTGATATTGCAGATGATATATCTTATAACGGTAGGGAAAATTTTACTCTACAACACTTTAAAGAACGCATAAATATATACAACGAGGAGCAATTTAACTACGAAATTAGCAGGATAAAACTAAAATGAATGATACAACATACAAAGTTTTAAAACTAATAAGTGGTGAGAATATTATTTGTGAAATGAGCATAACACAAGATGGATATGAAATCTCGCATCCTTTGCTTATGCAAGTAGTGCCTAAGTTTCATGAAAAGGGAATGACCGAATCTCTAGGTTTGACCCGCTGGGTACAACCATTTACAAAACAAACATATTTTTCAATAAATAAAAATCATGTATTATTGGAATGTGATGCTGCACCTGATTTGGCAAAGTATTATGAATTTGTTATGGATAAATTTGAAGATGATATTTTATCCCGTACTATTGAACCCGCAGACGAATATATTGAAATTCTAGAAGAACTAGATGAAGACGAAGAATATACAGTACATTAATTAATACTTAATCTATTCCTTGAAGACTCAGCATAGTTAATATACGTCATTTTGAGGTAGGAGTCAAGTCTCTTTTAAATAAAAGTTATTATAAAAAGGGTATTGACAATATAAACCCAGCATGTTATGGTATATAAACTTATAAAGTAATAGGAGTAATCATGGCAAAAGCAAAAGGTGAACATTACGTTAGCAATCCAGATTTTCTGGTTGCAATGGTTGAGTGGAAAGAAAAGTGTGCTGAAGCAGAGGCGGCAGAAATGCCTCGCCCAGCAGTAACAAATTATATTGGTGAGTGTTTTCTGAAGATTGCCACGCACCTTTCATATAGACCTAATTTTATTAACTACACATACAAGGATGATATGGTTTCAGATGGCATCGAAAATTGCTTACAATATGCTAACAACTTCAATCCAGAGAAATCGAAGAACCCTTTCGCATACTTTACTCAAATCATCTACTACGCATTCTTGCGAAGAATTGCAAAAGAAAAAAAGCAATCCCACGTTAAAAACAAAATAGTAGAAAAATCAAACTACGAAGCATACACCCAACAAAGTTTTGATGATACAAATTATTCTATTACCAATAGTTGGTCTATTGATAATCTTCCAGATGAGGATGTTTATAAACCGAAGAATAAAGGCGGTAAAGAAAAAGTGAAGAAAGGTTTGGAAAAGTTTATGAATGATGATGATATTGAAAGTGTTTCGCCGCAGGATATTGTTGGTGTGGCAGAGTTAGGTGATGAGCGTTGAAGATTGCAATTATAACTGACACTCACTTTGGTGCTAGAAATGATAATCAAAACTTTAATGATTACTTTTACAAATTCTATAACGATATATTTTTTCCAACTCTGGTAGAGCGAGGGATTACAACCTGTGTTCATATGGGTGACGTTACAGATCGTAGAAAATTCATTAGTTTTAAAACTGCCAGCGATTTTAGGCAGAAGTTTATTAACCGATTTGCTGAATTGGGAATTGACCTTCATCTTATTATTGGTAACCATGATACCTTTTATAAGAATACCAACGAAGTCAATTCAATGGAAGAACTTGTAGGTTCTGATCGATGTAAAATATATACTGGACCCGAAGTTGTTGATTTCGATGGTGTGCCTATTCAATTCATACCGTGGATTAATGATGGAAATTATGCTAAATCTATGAAGGCACTAAGCAGTTCCCCTGCACAGATTTTAATGGGACACCTAGAGGTAAATGGTTTTGAGATGCATAAAGGTTATATGGCAGAAGGTTCCTATGATAAGGAATTGTTTAGGCGGTTTGACCTATGCTTTAGTGGACACTTTCATCACAAATCCGATGATGGTCACATATACTATCTGGGTACTCCATATGAGATTACATGGAGTGATTATGATGACCCAAAGGGGTTTCACATCTTTGATACAGAGACACGAGAACTAGAGCGTATTGTAAATACATATACTCTTCATGAGAAGATTTTCTATGATGACACGGTAACAGATTATAGTAAAGTATCGGTGGATAGTTACAAAGATAAATACGTTAAACTCATTGTGGTCAACAAGAAAGACCTTTACGGGTTTGATAAGTATACTGACAGGTTGCTCAAGGCAGACGCATTTGAGGTTAAGATAATTGAAGACTTCTCTGAGTTGGATGCTGGGAATGTATCTGATGATATTGTGGAGAACACTGAAGATACGATGACGTTGTTGGAGAAATACATTGACCAGTTAGATGTTACTTTGAGTAAGGATCGATTGAAAAATACAATGCGGTCATTATACACAGAGGCACAAGATTTAGAAATATGATACATTTTGAAACTGTGAGATGGAAGAACTTCCTATCAACTGGTAATAACTTTACAGAGATTCAGTTAGACAGAAATTCAACCACATTAATTATTGGAGAAAACGGTGCAGGTAAATCTACTATTCTTGATGCTCTTTGTTTTGGTTTGTTTGGTAAGCCATTCCGCAATATTAACAAACCTCAACTACTAA